TCGAGCCCGCACCAGATCAAGCCCGCTGGCCCTGCCACCACCCGCCACTGGGTTTCGAGCACCAGGAACGCGGTGACCGCGCGCCAGTTGGCCCGCATCACCTCGAAACTGTCGGGATCTGGGATTTGAGTCTCCGGCACAGTGAGGCCAAGGGCGGCGAAGTCGGCGGCGCTGTCCGCGTCCAGCCGGGCCGCCTGGTCCGGATCCGCAAGGCCGCGCCGGGCGAAGGCCCAGGCCCGGGCGGCCTCACTCAGTTTTTTGCCGCTGCCTGGCCGTTGAGCGCGGTCAAATACGCACGGTAGACGCCGACGCGGAAATGGGCAAAGGGCAGGCATTGCTCCAGCGCTTCCGGGCCGAAGGGGATCTCAGTTCCCCGGGTCCCGGTCACCCCGCGCCAGTCGCGCAGGATTTCGGAGAGCAGCGCGGCCTCGCCTTCAGCCTCCAGCTCCGCCAGCCGGTCCTTGCCCACCATCAGGAACCTGGCCTCGAACGTCTGGCTGGTCACCGTGCCCGGCTGGTCCGGGTCCGGCAGGGTCACACGCACCGGCCACCAGAATTCGAAGGGCTCGCACAGGCGGAACTGCATGGGATTCTCCTTGATCTCAGCCGATGGTGATCACGATCTCGTCGTCGCCCGTGTCGCCCAGGAACATCAGCGGCACCGTGTAATTCACGATCCGGTCGGTTTCGCCCTGGGCCGGCCGGCCGATCTGCACCTTGGGCGCGGTCAGCTCCACCGTGTGGCCCGCCGCCGAGCCATGAATGAGGCTCAACGCCCCGGTGGACTTGGCAAGGGCCGCCGCGAACCAGTCGGTGTCCGCCAAGGCTTTCGCTTCCAGAACCGCCGTTCCGGTCACCTGCCGGTCGGTCAGCTGGATCCGTTCATCGCCGATCAGAAAGCGCGGCACGATCTCCACGCCGAGATCGACAGATAGGCTTTCAGCAATCCGGCTGGCGCCGAACAGCGACAGGCTGGTCGCGGCCTTGGACACCGGCACGGGCGCCTGAAACCCGGAGAGCGTGGCCGCAGGTAAGGCGGCATCTGTGACCGTGCCCAAAAGCCCCCAAAAGGAAAACCGGAAGCGCGGGATTTGTTTGGGCGCGAACTCCAGCTGAAAGGTTCCCCGGCACCCCAGCGCCACATGGCGCACGCCGTCCTGGTTGAAATAAAGCGACAGGCTTTCCTCGCCTTCCGAGACCGGCTGATAGGCGACCGACACGCCGGAGGTCACCGTTTCCGACAGCCCGCAGGCCCTCAGCAAGGCGCCATAGGCGGGCACGTCCCCGGCCGCGCCCGCCCCTGCGCATTCCACCGCAAACTCCAGCCGCAGGTGATTGGTGGTGAGCTCGATGCCCTGATGGCCAAGGGTCGGCAGCAGCAAATCGCGGGAGACGTCTTCCCCGGCAAGCGGGGTCAGGGTGACATCGGTGGCCAGGATCGCATCGGCCGCGCCGGCCGGGCCGCTGTCCGTGCCGTAAGTGCTCTCGATCTTCGCCAGGATCGCCAGTTTCCGGGCCTTGCGCATTTATTTGTCCTTTGATTTTGGTCTTGGCGACTCGGGCGGCTTTTGAGATGCTCCCTGCTTCACCACGTCCCCTGTGTCCGGGTCTCGGATGTATCTTCCGCCTTGCCGGGGCGTGATCGCACTCATAACTGTTCCTCCAGAGTGCGGGCGCAGGAAAACCGCTCTTCGGCCCAGACCGCCCCGCCGCGCACTTTCAAGAGTTCCCCGGAGACGTGTTCCATCGGCTCTGCCGCATCGGCTGGCCGGAAGCCGATCAGCTTGCTCCGCACAAACGCCTTCAGCGCCTCGATGTCATCGGCCGCTGTGCCACCCCGTGGATCGCCGAGGTTTTCCAGAACCAGAACAACGGCAATGTCGGTTTCGAGCCGCTGCAAGATGGGGCCGGTCATGCGTTCGTTGGCGCTGCTGACCTCTTCGGCCACCATGACAAAGGCGGCCGGGGTCCGGGTGCGGCGCTGTTGCAGGGCCGCAAGGCCCGCCGCTCCGCCGACCACCCGGAACGGCGTTCCGGCATCATCCAGCCGGTCGATGATCTCAGAAACCAGGCTCATGCTGCGCCTTCCCCGCCCGCATCTTCAAAATACGCCTCAACCAGTCTCAGGATCTCGGCCCGGTCGGCCTCGGAAAACCCGAGATAGGGCCGCGCCGGAATGACAATGGTCCGCGTGCCGTAGGTCACTCGCTTTTCAAACGCCCGCTTGTGCGCCTTGCGGGCAAAGCGCAGCTGCCCACCCACCTTGCGGAACCGGACTTTTCTGGATTGCGGATAATGCGTGATCGTGCCGCCGGTCTGATGGATCGCGGCATAGACGACATTGGTGCCGACCGCCGCCGCCTCTTCCGTCGCCTCGGAGGTGATCGATTGGTAAAGCCTCGTGCTGTCTCGCAAGAGCTTCGGGGTCAGTGGGGCATTCCCCTTGCTTTTCCGCTGCGCCCTCTGCTTGGCCGTGCGCGGCGCATGCCGCGGCCAGGCTTTCCCGTCCGGCCCGGTCTCGGTTTCGAACCGGCGCTGGACGGGAAACAGCATGGCCGCACCGATCTCCGCCATCAGGGCCCTGGTGTTGCCGCCCGCCTGCGCCACACGATCGAGCGCGGCGTTGATGTCTGCGTCTTCAATTGTGATCGCCTGCCGCACTCCGGTCATCACAAACCAGCCAAACTGTCTTTGGAAAACACACGGTCTGGGCCGCTGACCTGTACGCTTCCGCTGCCCGGCTGATCCGGAGCCAGGCCCTCCGCCTCCAGCTGGACCAGCCCCTTGGCGACATCCTTCAGCCATGCCATGGCCTCGGCCTTGGCCTTCGTCACCGGATCGTCGTTTTCCAGGGTCCGGCCATACAGCGTTGCCCGGGCGATGTCGCACACGATCCGGGTGAGGATCTCCGGCACCGGATCGAGCGGCAGCCGGTAGCGCTTTGCGAGATAAGAGTCCGCGAGGTTTTCCGCGTCGGAAAGATGCGCGGCGACGACGCCGGCATCGATCGTGCTGGCGGGCCGGTTGCTCCGGTCCGTCAGCTGCACCAGTTCGTCGTCTCCGAACCGGTCGATCATGTCCTGAAGGGATGCATACGCCATGGACCCTCTCAGCGTCAGAGCGCTTCGACCACCAGGTTCGGCTCGGCCTTCAACACCGCGATCTGACCGTCGGAAAAACGGCCGTCCCCATACTCGACCGGCTCGGCCGGGTGATGCACCCCGCAGCGGCGGAAGCCGTCCTTGGGCTTGGCCGTAATCCGCAGCACCGGTGTGGGCCTCTCGGGCGCATCGTCCTGTTTGGCCGCGTCCGGCTGTGTGGCCAGTTTTGTCTTCGCTTGAGTCATCGGTCCAATCTCCTCAGGCCAACCAGGGCACCATCATCATCTCGGCGGTACCGGCCCAGGGGTTGGTCTCCCCGCCATTGACCAGCTGGCTTTGCAGCAAGCGCCGGCCGGCTTCTTCCAGCGAGGGCGGCACCACCAAAAGATTGGGCACGATGGCGAGCGGCTTGCCGAAATCGGCCTTGAACTCCGCCATCGCCGCCCGGGCGGCCGCATAATTGGCGGCATTCAAAGTCTGTTTCGAGCCCCAGGCCATCTGCCAGAAGCCGAAGCCGGCATTCGCCCGGCCATCCAGGCCATAGAGGAACTGCTTCTTCATGAAGACGTTCTGGTCGTCTTCCCGGTCCATTCGGACGAGATTGCCGAAGGCCTTGCGCTCCTGGTAGATCAGCGGTTTCAGCGCCTGGCGCACATCGAGCAGGAACCACGGCGTGCCCGATCCGCCATCGGTGTTGGCGACCGAGACCGCCTCGCCATCGGCATCGAGCACCGGATGGTCGGTGTCAAAGAAATACTGGCCGTCATAACAGGGCGTCGAGAACCCGGACTTCAGAAGCGGCCAGATCAGCTCGTCGGGAAAGGTGCCTGCCGCCATGCCCAGCTGGGTGAAGAGCGGCGTATAGATCCCGAGATTGTCATCGGAAAAATCGTCCCGGTCGACCTCGACGGTCAGTTCGAACGGCCGGTTCCGGATCGAATAGCCATGCTTGGCGAGCGAGTTGATCACCCGGTCGCCGATCCATTCCCGGAAGCGCGGAAACTTGCCGAGCCAGCCATATTCGTTCTCTCGCGTGGTGGAGGGCACGGTCGTCGCGATCCGGCCATACATCGAGGTCGCTTCGCGCAAGCCCGACTGGAACGAGGCGTTAAAGCCCACATAGGCAGAGCGCAGGGTTTGGGTGTTGATGTCCATCTCAAAGGGACTCCGTTGTCAGTGCGGGTGCCCCGCCATTCATTCGGTTGTCGGCAGGTCCCGGCTCAAGGCCGGGACGGCGCGCAAAACATGTGGTGCCGCCCCGGACCTGATCCGGGGCCGCGCTTGGCTTCACCGGAAGTCGACCCAGACGCCTTGCGCGTCGACGTCGAACACGGTGCCTGCCACCGACCGCGTGCCGGTGCCGTCGGTCAGCGCCACGGTCTGATCGTCCACGCCATAACAAGGCTGGCCAATATGGGCGGTGGTGATCTCGTCGCCGCCGGCGGAATTGGAAAACCGGTAGATCCCGGCCCCAACCGTCACCGCGATCTCGCCATCGGCGCCGGCCACATTGTCCGCCCGGGTTTCGCAGCGCCCGAGCGCGATCAACCCGGTGGCCGCCGTCATCGGCACCGCGAACCCGTCAGCGCCGAGCGCCACCAGCGCGCCCGCATAAAACGTCGCCCCGGCTTTCACGGGATGCTGGCGCCGGTCACCGGAGCGTTCCGGCGTGCGCCGGTCTGTCGTGAGGGCCGTCATGGCTGCACCTCCTCTTCAGCGCCCCGCGCCGCGACAAAGGCGTCCTTGGAAAGCCCCATCTGGCGCATCACCTGCCGGTCGGCCTCGGAGAGGTCCGGGTCCCCGGCGTCTTTCGGTTTGGACCCGAGCTGGGTGGCGGTCAGCACCGGCGCGGTCGCGGTAAAGGCGGTGAATTTGTCAGGGTCCGCCGTAGCGAGTTGCAGACCCCAGTCCTTGAGCGCCGGGGCCAGCTTGCCACCGGAAATGGCAGCCGTGACCAGCGCCTCTGCCTTGTCTGCGGCCAGCGAGGCCTGCAGGGCGGCAAGGTCGTTTTGAAGCGCGGTCACCTGGTCGATGGGAACGTATTGGGTCGGGTCCGGCGCGCCTTGCTCAAACGCCGCTTGAACAGCGGCGATCACAGCTGGACCGTTACTGCCCTCAGGCAGACCCGCGGTCGCACAGATCGCGGTTTGGGTCTCCTGAAGGCGACGCACTGCGGTCAGCGCGTCTGCCTCCGCCGCACCCTCTGCCAAACCGAGGGCGGCCAGTAGTTGATCCATGTTGGTCTCCTTGGAAAAAAGCTGGACCCGCGCCGCAACGGCGGAAAGATCCATGGCGGGCAGATTGACCAGCGCCACATTGACGAGCCGCTGAACGGCGCCCGATTTGTTGGTCAAAAACACCGGCGAGAGATATCGGTATTCGCGGGCTGCCAACGCGACCTGCGCCGCCTCGGTCCAGGCCACCTGGCCGTAAATCCCGTCGTCCCGGGCCTCGAACCCGGAAATCCAGCCCGCCGCCTTGGCCGTGCCGCCGACGCCGTCGACGGCCGAAAACACCGCCTGATGGTCATAGTCGACCATCATCTGGGTGGCCCCGAGATGGGCTTTGGTGCGGGTGATGATCTCTTGAAGTGAGGCTGCGTCCCCGGCCGTGAACGGCCCCCGCCCGTCGCGGGTGGAAAAGGTTCCGGCGGGCAGCAACTTGATCCAGGGATCCGCGCCCGCGTCAGGCGCGGCAACCGGATCGGTGGCGATGATTAAGGATGGGTCGGTTCGCTTGGACATAAGCGAACCTTGGAGGATCAACGGAGGTCAAAACATCCGGGCGGGGGCATGGGGGAGAGTATAGAAGCGATTGGTAAACGAAGATTGGATCATGCCGGATTGCTGCAGACTGTGCAAATTGGCTGCATCGTTCTTGAGTTGAAGTAGGGAACGAAGCCGATTTCAATTGTGGCCGGGAATCTGGCACTCTTATCGAATTATCTACGGGGCACATTTCAGAACCGCAGCTTTTGGTGCTCTTTTATTTTTCACGAATCAATTAGCTCTGTGGTTGAATATTCAAAGCCGTTCGCGGTTTAGTAGACCTTAGAAACCTCGATGCTATCGTGATGACATGAAATTTAAATCCCGAACGCTCTCTCAGCTAGCTGACATGATTTGTGGAAACTTCGATCAAGAGGAGAGTGTTTTCTTATACCGAAGCAGCTCATACCTCACCCGTTTCTTCGAGGACGCGGACACAGAATACAGACACGACGGTTCCACGCGATCCCTTTGGGTCAAGTCCGTGATTGAAGACATCCTCAAGAATGAGCCGCGTCAAGATGCGAGCACACCTCCTGATGCGTTCCTTCGTGTGATCGCTACACTAATGGATCAAGGCGACGCCAACAACGAAGCCCACTATCGCCCTAAAGCACTTGAGATGCTCAACGCCACTCTGGCGAGAGAGGGCTTCGAGGCTTTCTACGGAGACGACAGGAAGTGTTACCTGCGTCGCACCGACGGAAACCGAAGTGTTCTACAACAGGTTTTACCACACCGGCCATTTTCGCAAGCCGAGCAGGAGAAGCGGGATCAGTTGGAGGCATTCCTGAAGCAATGCAGTGAAGACCAGTTGATCGAAGAGGTTCTTTTACCGCTTCTTCGCCAACTTGGCTTTCAACGGATCAGTGTAACCGGCCACAGGGACAAGGCATTGGAATATGGCAAAGACTTGTGGATGCGGTTCGTATTGCCGACGCAGCACATGCTCTACTTTGGGATACAGGCGAAAAAGGGAAAACTGGATGCCTCTGGACGATCTACAGAAAACATCGCGGAGATACTCAATCAGACAACCATGATGCTCGGCCACGAGCTTTTCGATCCGGAAGTCAACCGACGGGTGCTCGTTGATCACGCATACATAGTCGCGGGCGGCGAGATAACGAAAGCGGCTAGAAACTGGCTCGGTCAAAGGCTTGATGCAACCAAACGCAGCCAGATCATGTTCATGGATCGGAGCGACATTCTAAACTTATTCGTAGCTTCAAATGTCGCACTCCCAAAGGGCGCATCGCCCGATGATGATGAACAACCAAGTGATTTTTCTTTTTGACAGACACCTAAAACCCTTGTGGTAGACCATGATTTATAGCTATTTAAAATTTGCTTACGGGCAGACTTACTGCTGCGTATCGCGGCAAATGACAACAACGGTAGGCAGTCTGCTGTCCATCGGTCTTTCTTTGCGATTTCATATGGTTATCCTATTGAAATCCTGCAACTTCGCTCAAGGAGTGCCCGTAAGCGCTACAACGCCAAAGGCAGTATTTTGAGCAGATTGCAGAGCCTGCAACAGGCTGAAAACCTAGATGACCTTGCCAAGCTACTCGGGTTTTCACCAACCGGTTTGAGCTATGTTCTGTACCGCATACCGGAAGACAAAAAATACCGTGTGTTCGATGTCCCCAAAAAGGGCGGCGGCGTTCGCATAATCAAAGCACCAAATGATAGACTTGGCCTTCTGCAGTTGCGGTTGGCGGAACTGCTCTCCGACTGCGGAGAGGAAATCCGAAAGAAGAAGCAAAATCATTGGCACTCATCTCATGGATTCCGGAAAGGTCGAAACATCATATCCAATGCGGATGCACATCGGCGTCGGCGTTTTGTGTTCAATCTTGATCTCGAAGACTTCTTCGGCACGATCAACTTCGGCCGAGTACGAGGCCTCTTCATCGCTGACAAGGCAATGGCATTAAGGCCAAACATTGCCACCCTCATCGCCAAGATCGCTTGCCATGACAACGCCTTGCCGCAAGGCAGTCCCTGCTCGCCCGTTATCTCAAACTTCGTTGGAAACATACTCGACAGCCGTATGCTGGCCCTAGCGCGAGACGGCCGCTGCACATACACGCGCTATGCCGACGATTTAACCTTTTCGACAAACGAGAAGATCTTCCCCAAAGAGATAGCCGTGAATTTATTCGGTGCCGATTGGGGAATTGGAGAGCGTTTGCGTAAAGAAGTCGAGGGTGCAGGTTTTCAGATTAATCACGGCAAGACACGCATGTTCCTGCGACAATCTCGTCAGACAGTTACAGGTCTTGTGGTAAATGCAAAAACCAACATCAACCAAGACTATTACCGGACCGTGAGAGCTATGTGCCATTCGGTATTCAAATCCGGCACATACCATCGGGAAACGCCTGCCGGAGCAAAGACAACAACAAATCTTGCCCCGCTTGAAGGGATGCTATCTCATATTTATTTCGTGAAGGCGCGACGGGACCGAACATACAAAAATAACAGTGCTGCGCGCGATGCGGGGGAGTTCCGGCCACCGGAAGCACCAGTCAGATTATATGACAAGTTTTTGTTCTACCGGCGTTTCGTAGCCTTGCCGGCTCCGTTGATCGTTCCTGAAGGAAAGACCGACAACGTCTATGTGCACAGCGCAATCCGGAATCTCGTTTCTTCATTCCCTCGCCTTGGGACAATGTCTGGCACTAAGTTTGAATGCTTGGTGGACTTCCTGAAGCCGACACCAATAACCAAGGATGTAATGAATATTGGGCACGGCGCATCTGGACAAAATGCCCTGATTTCAAAGTATGCGAAGCAGGTTAAAAGGTACCCGCACAAACCGCTCGATCATCCGGTGATTATTTTGTGTGACAATGACGACGGGCCAAGAGCCGTTTTTTCAAGTGCTGGAAGACTGGCGGGAAAAACGATTACAAAACAGACTACTGATCCCTTCTACTATCTGGGTGACAATCTGTACCTGGTCAAAGTTCCTGAGGGGACGCCGGCTACGGATCGTGATATGGAAGACCTGTTTGATCCAGTCCTGCTTGCCCAAAAAGTGGGAGGCAAACCCTTCGATAAGAAGAAGGAACATGGGGACGGCACAGCATATGGCAAAGAGATCTTTGCAAACCAAATTGTGCGCCCAAACTGGCAGACGGTGAACTTTGAAAATTTTAGGGAGCTTCTTGAACGTATCGATCAGTGTATTACGGACTATTCTTCTAGGAAGCCGGCTGGCTCACCGTAATGGTATGAAGTTACGTTAGAGTTTGGCCTGCAGGAACACTTGAAAAAGCATTTCCTCCAATACTATTGGACTGCTCTTGCAACGAATGGCCACAAAGCGGGATATGACAGCTGCAGCTAGACCCAGTTGTCAACTTCCACATACGGTCGGATAACTTCAGCAAGCAGTTCGTAGCCATCCCCCATCTCCACCATTAAACACCCCTTAAACAGCCCCACAGCGCCGCGCGGTTCTTTTCCGCCCCATCCTGCGGTTTCGGGTGCTTCGCGCCCCAGCGGCGCTTTATACGCCTTCCCCAAAATCCGGCCCGCCCCGCGCTTCCAGCCGCTGCACTGTCTCCCGGTGGCCGGCCTTGCCCGGATTGTAATCCCACCCCGGATCGATGCCCTCCGGCACGTGCCGCACCTCCCCGGTCCGTTTGTTCGTCCAGGGCTGAAGCGTAATCGCAGGCGGCTCGAACCGCAGCGCCTCGCCTTGCCCCTTCAACCGGTCGACATCAACCGCCGACAGGCTTTGCAGCGTGCAGCGGCAGTTCCAGCCGTTGGGCGGGGCGTGGGTGTTCCAGAACGGATGATCCACGGGCAGCACCAGATTGTGCAGTTTGAGATGCTCCGGCCGGGTCAGCCCGTCCTGGACGGCGACATAGCGCATATAAGGCCGCAGGGCCTTGGTGCGCTCGAACGCCGCCCAATGCCCGGCGGCATAGGACACCCGCATGTTGACCTCAAAGATGGTCCGCAGCCGCCGCAATGACCCCAGCCGCACCTTGACCGGCTCACCGGTCAGCGGATCTTCTTCGATCGCCTCGCCCCACCAGCCCTTTTGAACGAGCACCGGTTTCAGGCGGCGGGAAAAGCTGTCCAACGTTTCCCCGTTTTCGAGGGCGTTCAAGACGGCATTGAAGATGTCCTCCAGGATGGCATGTCCGGCGGATTTGGCCACCGTGAACATCGCCGCATGATCATCGGCATAGACCTCTTGCCAGGCAAAGCTTGGATGGAGGTTGCCGCCGCGCGCCTCAAGCGCCCGGATCGCATCCCGGGGCGGCAGCGGGGTGAGATCCACACTCACCTGAGGTCCTCATCCGCTTCCCCGGCAAGCCGCGCGGCAAACACCGCCTGCGCCAGCGTGGCGGTGAAGGCCTCAAGCCCCATCACCTCCGCCCGGCGGGTCAGGATGTCCCGCGCCTCCGCCAGCGTTTCCGCCGCGCCGATTTCATCGTCCAGCCCGTCGACAATCGGCCCGACGAGCCTCTCCCAGCCCTCATCCAGCAGCGCGTCCACCGCCCGGTCCACCGCATCGGCGGATGCGGCCACGGGCCCCGCCCGGAAGGCTTGCGCCCGCAAGGGTTCGGCTTTGGCTTGCGGCGCTGATGCGCTTGGCGGCTCGGGATTCTCTTTGACCGGCGCCCCCAAAACTTCCTCGTCCGGGTCCGGATCCGGCAGGCCCAGATGATCGCGGATGGTCGACATGCCAACCTTCAGCCCGAGCGGCACCAGCTTGGCGACATTCTCCACCAGCTCCGAAACGTCGACCTCGTCCGGCCGCCCGATCCTGATGACCGGATAGGCTTTCTGAGGTCCCAGGTTCAGATCGATCAGCGGGCGCACCAGATCCCGGTTGAGGCTCGCCGCGAGCTGGCGAGCGTCCGCTTCCTCGATGTCGGCGCGCACCTCATCGTGCACCTTGCCGACCGCATGCCCGCCGGCAATCGCATCGGTCGTACCGGTCTGGCCGAGCACCAGCTTGGAAATCTGCCGGTCGAGCCAGTCGGAGCGCCGTTCATAGAGATCCAGCGAGCCGGTGAGTTTCGCCTCGATGAAGTCGATCGCCATGGTTTCGGGAACGATCGCCGCATAATCCGACGCGATCCCCGCCACCGCCTGCATCAGTTTCTGTTTGTCGTCTTCGGTCGCGCCCGGTCCGAACTTGCCGAGTCTTAAAGGTTGCCCATAGCTTTCAGAAAAGATCGCCCAGTCTTTCAAGGTGAAGGCCTTGAACAGGAACGACCAGGCCGCGCCGCGCGCCAGCCCGCCGCGGATCGGCAGGCCGGATTTGGCTTTCGCCGTGTGCACGATCCAGCCGAAGGGTTTGAGCGGCTCGTCGCTCTGCACGCCACGCAGGAGCAGGCGCTCCGGATCGTCCCGGTCAAAGCGGAACCAGCGCGGGTCGCGCCATTTGAAGGCCTTCGGCCGCCATTGGCCCTCAGACGTATCCCACAAGATTTCGGTGGCGGAAAACCCTTTGCCGACCGCATCCAGAATGTCGATCAGCTCGTCGCGGAACCGGTCGCGCTCGGTCACCTCGCGGATGAGATCAGCGGCAGCCGCGTCCGCAGCTGCATCGCTCGCCGCTTCCACGGTAATCTCCAGCCCGGCGACCTGGCGTTTGCGGGTGCCCAGCACCCCGGCATAATGTTCGTTGCGCTCTTCCATGTCTTCGGCAAGCGCCAGATAGGGTTCCGGGTCGCCGTCGATCGAGTCCCGCAGGATGCACGCCAGGCGTTGCGGCGTCAGTCCGCTCGCCGGATGGAAGGTGTCGTTGCGGCGCACGGCGCGCAGCTCCGCGCCCGCCTGCTCGGTCTTGAGCGACCTTGCCGAGATGGCGCGCCCGTACATGTCGACGAGACCTTTTTGAGTGGGTGCCATCACCACAGCCCTTTCCGCCGCGATCCGGCCAGTCTGAACGCCCCGTCCAAGGTTTCCTCCGGCCCGCGCTCCTCGAACCGCGACGGGTTCTGGGCCACCGGTTCATAACCGAATTCCCGCCATTGCATCCGGCTGGCAAAATGGGCGAGCGCCAGGGCGATGGCATAATCGCCATGGCGTTTCCTGCCCTTTTCGCCCTCGCGGATGGGCGGCACGCGCGGAATGCCGCGGATCAGTTTGACGGCGCGCAGGTCGCTCAAGTGATCCGCGTCCTTGCCGAGATAAAGCGTTTCGTCTTCAAAGGCGGCTTTCAACGGCGGCATTTCCAGCCGGTACCAGGTTTCGGAAAAGTGGATCGCCATCACCAGCCCGGCTCCGTCCGGATCTTCCCGCAATCCAAACCGCCGGCCCATGTCTTCGGCCACCGTCCAGCCCATGCCGGTGGCATCAAAGGTCGCCCCGACAAGCCGGGTTTGAACGGCGGTTAAAACGGCTTTGACGATGTCCTTTTGTTCCTCGCCCGGCACGCCGCGCAACTCGAACGACAGCACCTCGCGGCGGGTGAGCGTTCGATCCATCGCGAGCAGACACCCGACAGTGAGATCCGACACCCGGCCGAAATCAAAGCCGAAGGCATAAAGCGGGGATTGGTCGAGATCTGCCAGCACCGCGTCCAGCTCCTCGCGGAAGGGCGCCACCAGAACCCTTTGGGCGAGACGGTCCCGGTGCAAAAAGTCCCGGGGCAGATCGAGCCGCAGGACCGGAGCCTCCGCCATCATGCGCGCTTCGATGAGCGGCGCGGCCAGCCAGGTGCCCGAGCCCATGGCCGGAATGCAGAAGAGTTCCTCGTCCGCGCCTTCGCCGTAAAAATCGATGATGTCTTGCCGGAAGGCGGCTTCGCCTTCCGCCGACCAGTCCGTGCCCTGGACCAGGCAGATCCGTTCAAAAAGCCCGTCTTTGAGCGCATCATCGAGATCGACCCGCAGGTGAGCGTATTTTGAGCGGCCCGCCAATATGTCCTGAACGGCGATATTGAAGTCGTTCTCACTGCCGTCATGGGTGGAACAGACCACCACCTGCCCGCCCCACATCAAAAAGGCGAGCGCGGCCTTCAAAAGCTCGGCCAGCTGATCGACAAAGGCCGCCTCGTCGATGATCACGACGCCCTGTTTGCCGCGCAGCGACCGCGGCGCGGACGACAGCGCCAGGATTTCAAAACCGGAGGCAAAGCGGATCCGGAAGGCCTGGATGTGCCTTGTCTCGGTGGGGTCGGCCGGATCGGTGTCCTCGAACAGGAACTCGTCCTCGGAGAGTGCGGCGACCGCATAGGCCCTTGCCCACATGGCGCAGGCATCGATGAACTCGCGGGTCATTTCCTGGGAATAGGAGATATACATGGCGTCCATACCGCCCGCCGTTTTCTCGCGGGCCGCGCGCAGGACCGCGTAAGACGCCAGCCCCCAGGTCATGCCGATCCGCCGGGACTTTTCAATGAAGAGCACCCGAATGGCCGTTGCCTCCAGCAGACCGACGGCTTTCGATTGATAGGGCAAGAGCACATTCGGCAAGCCGACTTGACCTGCGATGGTTTCTATGGTGTCGGCAGTGGTTCGGCGCAGCGCCGCCCAGTCAGCTTCTGTGAGCGGGGAACTCATGCCGAGCCCTCACACTTATTCGTAACGCCGAGGATCTGCGCCTTGATGGCATCGGCGGTGTCCGACGTCAGGCCTTTCACCTTGGCAACCCGGTCGACGGCCTTTTCCGCCCGCTTGGCAAAATCCTGTTCGACCTTCTGGCGCCGCTGGGTCGACACGCCCTGCGCCTGCGCGGCCGCGCGCAAGGCCCCGGCAAGATTGAGTGCGCCTTTCGGATCAAGCCCGCTTTCGCCGGCATCGGTCAGGACTTCAAAGACCAGTGTCTTGATCGCCTCGGCCGCGATCAACGTCAGATCGTCGGACGCCTCGGCATCGAATTTCTCCGCGATGCTGGCCGCGATCGCGCGCGTGTCCTCCAACCGCCGGGTCAAAGTCGCAAGCTTGATTGCATACCGGTTGAAGGCGGAGAAAGAGGGAATGGCGAAGTCCAGCTCGCCATGGGACTGGCGCTGGATCTCCTGAAGCTGCAGGAAAAAGTCCTCGTAGATCTCCTTTTGGGTCCGGTCCCGGCTGCGCAATTCACCCGCGGCCCAGGCGATCACAGGATCGCAGGCGGACGGCAGCTGCTCGATGGCCGACAAACGTCCTCTCCCCCTCACCGTGCCCTTCTTCACTCTTGCCATGGTCAGACCCCGGGCGAGGGTTTGAGGACACCATCCAGCAGCGCGCGCCGTTCGACGTGATCAAGCCCGGGGCCAAGCAGCTCGGCGACCTGAACCGACCCGGCGGCCGACACGCGCACCGCGCCAAGCTCTGTCAGCTTGTTCAGCTGCGTACGGACATAGTCCCGGGACTTGGTATGGCCGAAACTTTCCAGGATCTTCTGGATCAGGGTCTCGTTCAGCCGGTGATCGGTTTCCTGCGCCAGCGCCTTCAGGATGATCAGGCGGCAATCGCTGGCCGCGTGGTCGGCATAGCTCATTTGCTCGACTCCTTCATCAGATAGTCTTCGACCCGGTGCACGGTGCGGGACACACCAGAGAGACTTTCATCGAGCCGCCCGACCGTGCCGCGCAGTTCGGCGAGCGCCAGTTTCAGCTCCAGGACATCGTCCTTGGCGGGCAGATGCGCCAGCTCGCTTTCCGCCGACTGGATCCGCCGGTCGTGTTCGATCAGTTTCTGATCAACGGCCTTGAGGTGTTCCGAATTCACCTTCACGCGTGAGGTCAGCCAGGAATGCACAATGGCCCCGAGCGACAGCAGCACGGCGATGAGGCTCGCCCAGTCTTTCAAGGTGTCAGGGAGCATGGCGAGGTCTTCATTGCGCGCGGGTGCATCATCCGCCTCAGCCGATTTTCTGGCGGGCGGTCACCCGGCCGTAAATGGCGAGCAGCGCACCGGCAATCACCACCAGACTGTCCCATATCCCCAGCAGCTGATTGGCAAGGCTTGTGAGTTCGGCCTGATCGGCAGCAGACATTTCAAGACCAAACAGCCCGGCCAGCGCCCCAAGCACAGCCACAGCCGCGCCCCAGAAAGTCTTGGAGCAGAATAGTGATTTGGTTTCAGTCATGTGGTGATCCTTTTGAAAGCTCTGCATCAAGAGCGTTTGAGGGCAAGGCGCAGCGCGCGGGCGGTCACCGGGCCGACTATCCCGTCAGCGGTGAGGCCTGCCCGTGTCTGGAACGCTTGCACCACAGCCCGGGTTTTCGGCCCGAAAGCTCCGTCTGCTACCGCGTCAAATCCGAGACGGGAAAGCTGTTCCTGCAGGCTCCGCACGGCTTCGCCGCGATCGCCGATCACCAGCCGTTTTCCCGCGAGCACCTCTGCCCGGTCGGTTACGGCAGGCGGCGCAGACATCAGGGCCGGATTGGCGGATTTCGGATAAGCATCCCAGGGCAGCTGGAAATGCGGTCCGTCGAAAAACGAGGTCCAGTCTCCGCCCCATTCCAAAGGGATATTGAGGTCTTGCGCCGCCGCCTTCATCGCGTCGGCAATCCGGTAATAGAGCGGCACCTCCCAGGAGACCCGGCTACCGATCATCGCCATCAGGTCGACCGCATGGCCGCTGAGATGCCGGGAATTGAGGGTTTTAGACGCTCCGCGTTTCACGAGCTGGCGCTGGCGGGCCAGACTGCGCAGGCCTTCACTCACCTGAAACGGTTGCGACGTCGCCCGAGCGGCTGTCTCGACCACCCGCACAAGGTCCGGATGGACACCGATAAGGCGTTTGCGGCTGCGCGCGGTCAGGTTCATGGCAGGATCCCCGATGCATGAAAGTCATGGGAAATCGTGCCAAACGGGGCAGAAAAACATCACCCACGGCGGTGCGCGGAGGATCAGGTTTCAAACAGGGAAAGCTGGGTACGGTCGCGAGCCCGGGCCGCCCACCGCCGGACGGTGGTTTGATCCACATGCAGGCGGCGGGCGATCGCCGCTTTGGAGCACCCGTCCCGCTCCAGCACGGCGGCAAGCCAGGGCTTGGGGATCGGCACACGCACAATTCCCGGACCAAGGCGTTCGGCCAGCATGGCCGCTTTGTCCGGACCGGTCAATTCCACGACCATGGAACGCTCCGGCCGGCGCGGCAGATAGAGTTCGGAGCCGCCAAAGGCCAAAAAGAACTCGACGGCGAGCGCCTCGCCCAGCACCTCGACATAAGGCGTGATATGAGCCGGTGGCCGGGTCATCTCTTTACGCTCCGCCGCAACTGCCCAAGCGTGTTTTGCAGCGCGATCCAGTCGGAACTGGTCAGGGCTGTCGGATCGTCCTTCCCGAAGCCCTGAGAAAGATACCCGGTCAGGGTGCTGGCAGGCGCGGCGCCCCGGGCAACCAGGTCCGACCATAGATGCAGAACCACTTGAAACCTCGGGTCGTTGTAGACCTCTGGCAGTCCCGCTTCGATGCGGAACAGGCCGGGGTTTCCGGTCTTGCGGCGGATCCAATCTTTCAGTGCCTCGATCGCCTTGTCGGCATCCTGCGGGTTTCTGAGAAACCGGCTGTGATCAAGGCCAGTCTGGCGTTTCAGGAATACTCGCAGCGCCCGGTCAGACCGATTGTCGATGACACCGAGATTATATCCGGCGATCCACAACGCTTGCAGTTTCTTGGCATAAGGACCGTTTGTTTGGGCTGCCCGTTTTGCGGCTGGTTGAAGCCTGTTTAAAGCCCTGATGAAGGTCTGCCGTTCGGAGGCGTTCAGATCCTTGGCCGACCGTTTGCCGGTCTCCCGCTCCATCAGGTCTCGGTAACTGGCCTCATCGAGCGCAGCCTGACGTTTCAAGACATGGATCCTGGCAAACGCGCTCATGGCAAACGGTCCTTGGGACGTCCGGCGGCATGCTGGCAGAGATCCTCAGCCACAGCCTCCATGACATCATAGAGCGCGACCTTGGAGACAAAGCCGTCCGGATGACTGAGTTCAAAATCGAGCGGTCCGGTCTGGCGCAGTTTCAGGATCTTGCCGTGCAACATCAGGGTCTCAACGACCTCTGTGCCTTCAGCCAACGGGAAATCCTTGCGGGTCCCATGTTCGGCAATCACTTCCGGCAAAAGAGAAATCTTGAGCGTCATCGCCAACTCCAATTCAAAAGCTAAAAATCAATCGTCGCGATAGGGAAGCCGGGTGTATTGCCTTTGTCCAACCGGACCGGCATCACCGAGCGGTTTTTGTTTGGTCTGGGCTTCCATCTCCCGGCGCAGGAGTTCTGTCGTTGTGTCCCGTAAGGCCCGGGTCAGATCTGGCATCAGATGCAACCGGTACCGGTGCCGCCGGATAACGCGGGCGCGTGATTGGGAGCGGCACCGGTTTGACCGGCGTCCGGCGCAGTGGTTTGCTCGTGTCCGGTTCCGGGATCCGCCGGGTCTTCAGAACCCGCGAAACGATCGGATCGGGGATCAAGGCCTTCGCCCGGGTGAGCGCCGTCGCGACATCGAGTTCGCTCCGTCCAAGGTCTTCGGCGATCTCCGTCAGGGTGACCTCCATCAGATCCAGACCGATCACCAGCGCAAGCTCCCGTTTGGTGAAATACCCCTTGGCGATCATGCCGCGCCTCCCTCGTCCGGGATCGGCCGCTTCATCTTCGGAAACGGCACGATCCGGTCATCGGACAGGTCGATCACGAGGCTTGCGCGGGCGCTGTCCGGAACCCGGGCCCGTTCCAGCTGCTGGATCTGGTCGCGGTAACATTGCAGGCGTCCGGCAATCCGCATCAGATAGCCCTGCATCGGATCATCTTTGGGCAACCCGTTCGCCTTGACGAAGACGGCCCGGCACAGATTGGTGATGTCGTCACTCAGCATGGCGGGCCTCCGGATGGGCGGGCTTTAAACGGGAGTTCGGGCAACCGGACCGGCAGGCCCGGAAAACGCGGGTGCGCACGGCATTGGTGACGGCACGCGGTTTGGACTGCCAAGCAAGGCACGCATCCCGGCCGATTGTGCCAAGCACCGGACAGACAACCGTCTCGCCCATCAGCGCACCGCGCACGGTCGCCGCAAGTTTTTCAAGATCGCCTGGATATTTGTTGGCGAGTGTCTGGCTGAGCGTTGCCGGGGAATAGCCAAGGCGTTTTGCGGCCGCATTCAAACTGCTGCGGCTGGCAAGCCCTGCCAGTTCCCGAATCCACTCCGGCATGTCCGGGCCCCAGGCGGCTTGCGCCTTGTCCAGCATGGTCGGTTCGTAAATCAGTTCCGGGGTCGACTTAGCGTTCATGCCGCCACCTCTTCGGCCAGAACCGGCCCCATGATCTGTTTCAGATTGGCGTCATAGACCAGTTTGGAGCGCAGGATTTTCGGGGGCTTCGGCCCCGTGTTCATGGCAGGTTTCAGCCGCCAAATGCCCGGCGTTGCCGCTTTGCCCTTGCGGAGCACCTGCAGATAGCCAGCCGTCTCGAGGCGCTTGATATAAGCAAGCGTTGTGGTCCGCTGGAGCGCAACATCGGCCGTGCTCGCGGCAATGCAGAGTTCTCTGGCATCAAAGGACGACAGCGAGCGGATCGCATTCCAGAGCTGGATCTGCCCCTGCCCTTGCCGGCCCGCAGATCCGTCCCGGTTCAGGATCGGGGTCGCGGCCGGTGATTTGACAAGGCGATAGACATACTGCCGGCGTGTCGACTTGTTCGTCGCGCGCGATCCCTCGATGTGTCCATGGAGCGTGTCGGTAACAACGAGATGCCCCGCCTTGCACAAACGGCTGATAAAGTCGCTGATGCTCTTTCCGTCAAGGTCATTGCACCTGAGATCAATCTCCTCGAAAGTGAACAGCCGCCCGGCCTTGCCCAGATCCCGGATCACGCTCCAATAGTGATCATGACCCCGGTAAACCGGTTTGCCGGTGGTGACCCGAAGTTCCAGCTGGATCGACATCACGCGGCCCTCTCTTTGACCCGGCCCCGCGGATCGCCGGTATAAAACCAGTCCTCGGAAAACCGCTCAGAAGTCAGGTGATCGGCCCGTTCGTTGCGCGCCGTTTCCTTGAGCTTGTTGAGGTTGACCACGATGCGCCGGGCGCGGCCGCCGGACTTTTCCAGAACCTGCGCCATCAGATCATCGTCCAAGGTGAGTTCTGGACAGAACAGATGGCCAAGCGCTCTGGCATCATCGAGATCGCATTTCTCCGCCGGCACCCATTCCAGCACCCGGTTGTGCACCCGCTCCACCTTTTGCAGCTTTTGCGGCAGCAGTTCTTCGCCGATCAGCAACATCGGGACTTGAGAGTGTTCCTGGATCTCGCGGATGAGTTCCAGCATGTTCTTGTCGGCGAGCTTGTCGGCTTCGTCGATGATCAGCGGCCGGTCGAAATCATCGCCAAGCGCCAGGATCGCCTGTTCGGTAAGGTCCGCGATTGATCCGCGCCGTGGCTCGTGCCCCGCCTCTTTCAGGATGTTTTCCAGAAACTTCTTGCGCGTCCAGCTGTCGCCGACTTCCACACGCAGTGCGCCGGTGACGTTTTGCGCGTAGATCGCCGAATAGGTCTTGCCGTAGCCGGAATACCCGTGGAACACGCCGATCCCAGGCAAATGCGGCCCTCGGGCGCGCAAAAGTTCCACCAGGGTCAGGAACCTTGCGACGTTTTTCAGGGCGGCCAAACCGCCGGATCGGGTTTCGGGGGTGAAGCTCTGCGTCATCCGGGTCTCCTCGGTCCTCTGATGGATGGGGCGGCATGCTCGCTCAGGAGCTTGCGGGCGCGGTATTCGGCCCCGGCCTGGTAGCCGGTGAGCCACAGCGCTTCCCGGTCGCTGAGCGTTGTGCCCTCGGCAATACGCGCTTCGAGCTGCAAGGCCCGCTGGAACCGGCCTTCGGGCGTGTCGGTCGCATTGAGAGCATGAAGGTTGGCCGGGGTTGCGGGCTGCTGCGCCTGCGTCAGCCGGTCGAGCGTGGCCGCTTCCCGGTCGGACAGCGGTTTTGCAGTTGGTTTCTGTTTGGCGGCCTTTGCGGCCAGAGACTGCGGTGTCTCGTGAGGCTTCGAGGGCTTCGGAAACGCCAGAATATCGGCATTCTGCTGATAGGCAGCGCGCTGCGCTTCCGCGACCGTGCGCGGGATGATGCGGCGTTTGGCTTTGCGGATATCGGCCAGAGCCTCGGTCTCGAGCGCCTTTTGCCGGGCGCGGACTTCCGCGATCGTGGCCGCCGGATCCAGCCCGGCAAGGTCCGGACAAAGCGCTTCGCCCAGATAGGTCTCGCCGTCCGGCTCGAACAGCCAGAGACGGCCGAGATCGTCCGGGTTGTGACGGCACAAAACGGAACGGCCCGGCATGACATCGCCGGTGAGATACTGCGCGCCATCGACCCGGATCCCGAGTTTGGTCACACGGCGCAGCCCGTCCGAGCCCGCGACTGGCGCCAGCAAGACATCGAGCACGCCCGGATCCTTGATCGCGAGCAGATCTCCTGTCCAGGCGGCCGCAGTCTCAAAGGGAGTCTTGCCCTTGAGCCCGGCGTGCGGCGTGTGGGCGTATTGCTCGATTGCCCAGCGGTCGGCTTCCGCTTGAAGCTCTGCCGCACTCATTTCGACGTTGAACAGTTTGGCATCGTCCGTCCCGAGCCGCTGCGCAAACGCCTTGCGCGCCTCAATCACCTTCCGGTCGGCCACCGAGTGACCAATGAACCCGGGCAAAGTGGCCGCACAGTCCCGCTGAAACGTTCCGATCAACCGTTCCACCGTGCCCTTTTGTTCCGGCGAATAGGGCGCAGAGAGATCATGTTCGATCCCGAGTGCGTCGAGCAGCCGTTTGGTCGCCTTGGCAACAAAATCGGAGCCATTGTCGGTTTTCAGGATTTCCGGAACGCCCCAGGCAAGCAGACACTTGCGCAGGAGCAGACCCACGGCGGCCGCGCGCGGCGTGTCGGTGATCAGAAGTTGGCAGCGGCGCGAGTACAAATCGATCGCCGCATAGAGAGTCTTACGGCCCTCCAGTGTCATGACATCGGATGGCGAGGCATCGATCTCCCAGACCTGGTTGAGCCGGTCCATCCGGTTGGCACCACTGGCCGCAAAGCGGATGGTCGACTTGTGGGCGTCCGGATCTGTGATTTTGAGCAGTTCGTTCTTGTGCGTTTCTTTCCAGCGTTTGAGAGCATCCTGAAAGGTTCGAAGGGGCGGCATCGCCACCCGTCGCTGGCCCTTTTTGCCGTCGATCAGTACGGTCAGCCCGAATTCCTGGAGCGCGGCGGTCCGGATATGTTTGGCGGCGAGGAACGGATTGCTGGCATGAAGCGCCAGGCACCAGGCGCGCAAACGCCCCTGCTCGGCCCGATCGAGGATCCCCTTGCCCTTGCGGGCCAGCGCCGGGTCAGAGCCGAGCCGGTTGAGATCGCGTTTCATATGGGAGCGCCAGCGGCTCAAGGTCCGCCGTGAAAGACGTGTGATTTCCCCGTGAACCCACTCAGGCACGGCGACCTGCCCTGCCCCATAAGCCTGCGCAAAAAGATGCTCACTGACCGCCAAGCCCATGCCGGATTGCCGGTGGAAGCGTTCGGCAACCTTCAGGACAATCAGCCGTGCATCGCGGGCGGTCCGTTCGCGGGTGGTCAGCCCTTCGTTGGTCTCGCACAGAAAATCATCGGGCTCGACGGAGATGAAGCGAGCCGCATAGGCAAGTTTTTGCGGCAGCGGCAAAAGGTCGATGTGATATTCAAAGCCCCCGCCCCCAAGCGAGCCGGTACGCCGGCGGCAGAGCGGCGTCTCCGCCCAGCCTTCCCGCTCTATCAGCTTGTGCACACCGCGTTTGGTTCCCGGAAAGCCGTCGAGGTTTAAATCGGCGAGATCCTGGGCGGTGTGCCAGAGCTTCATGACGAGCTCCGGATTTTCGCTTGAAGGTAGCGCGCCCGGCCCTCGATCTCCCGCTTGTGATCTTCGATCAAGGCAAGTTCGATGACATTCTCATAGCGTTTCGGGATGACAGCGAGATCGAATTCATCGGCGAGAAAGCCGAGCAGCTCGGTTTTGCCGGTCGCATGGATCAGCGCGATGAAGCGTTCGACGGAAATGTTGTGATCCGTCTTGCTTTCGGCGGCATAGGCGTCGAGCATGGCAACCGACACCGGGGATCCGAGACGCTCCGACATCTGTCCGGCAATGGTCGCCCGGTCTTTGCCGCTCTCGCGCAAGGCTTTGGCGACCGCGCGGCTGATACGGGACGACAGCCGTTTGCCTGGAATGGATCCGGGAGCAAAGCCGACCGAGACCCTTGGCGGGGTCCAGCCGGTGAACATGTCGATCGTATAGGGGTCACGGGGTCTACGCATCGAACCAACCCTCCCGCCTGGCGAGATCCAGGATCTCGGCCTTGTGCTGCCGGAATACGGCCGCCCGGCCGCTCATGTTCAGTTTTGAAAGACTGTTTGAGACCCGTTTGAACTGCTGTTCGGCATTGGTGAGCGGCGGCCGGCCAGCTAGCAACACCAGCGCGTCCGCGACAGACGCCGCCTTGGGCACCGGCGCCAGGATCTGGTCCAGCACTTTTGACTGGGTTTCCGCGGCGAGTTCCGACAGCGCTTGGAGTTCGCTCTGTTTTTCCGCCACTGACGTGCCTTTGAGGCGCATCCGGCTGTCATCGGACAGTCCGTTCCAGATGGTGATCGCGAGGCGCACCGCCCGGTCAGACAAGCCGGTGGTTTCGGCGGCGTGGTGGCAAAAGGCAAAGATTGCCACTTGCCTCTTTTCACCGCCCGTGTGCTGATTGCCGCGTTTCCCGCCATGGCGGGTTTCCGGATAGAGCCGTTCATGCACGTCCTTCAGCTCGGCAAGGCCGCCGGAGCGCTCCAGGGCATTCAGATCCTTGCGCGCAAGGTTTTCCAGAAGTTCGCGGCGGCGGAGGACATCGATGGAAGGCAAACATGCTTCCGGCACGATCTGCGCGGTGATCTCAGGCCATTTCAGCAATTTTGCCGCTTCCAGACGGTGCAGGCCGGAGATGAGGACAAATCCCTTGCCCTCAGGCACAAGATCGATCGGTGTCTGCTGTCCGCTGTCCCGGAACATCTCGGCCAGAACAACCGCCCAATCCGGATCGAATGTCCGAAGCCGGTTGTCCGGCACCCGGATCGCCCTCAAAGGAACATCCGCGAAGGTCGGCAGGACAGCCGTCCGGGTTTTGGCGGGGTGCAGACGGGGCGCGGCCAT